AAACGGATATTCTAACTAACTGTTAACAACTAAACTATTATGGGTAGAACTAAATTGGGTAATGTGTTGTTTGCGCAGCGGGTTCCTCCCGAGCTTGCCGTTAAATTAAAGGCGTATGTAGCCGATTGGAAGGCTCGCGGGGGTGTTGTGCCGCCTTCTGCCTCAAATGGCCTAGAATCGAAAGGAAATGGGGTTGGCGGGCCTGTCTATCATAAGGTATTAGGTGGGGCGATTCAGGTTGATCCGTTTTACAAGGGTGCGGCTAGCGCAAAGGAGGATATTGTTTTGTCCGAGGAGAACCGCTCTCTTAAGTTACAGCTAACCGCAATGACCAAGGATTATGAGCACGAGTATAAGAGGGCGGAAGACCTTGTAATTGATCTTGGGAACTTAAAAGATGAGCTTGAACAAGTAGCTGGGTGGTCTGAGGATGAGAAAACGAAGTATTGGAGGGGGCGGGCTCTTGTAGCCGAAGCGACCATAAAAGGGCGGACTAACGAATTCGACCAAGGCTAAAACAAGAACCCCTCTTCCTATTAAGGTCGAGGGGCTTGTTCTTAACCAAGTTTCGCCCTGATCTTCCAACCCTTAAGGGCTTTATAAACTTGCTTAGTTAGGTAGCCGTTAAGGTAGGCGGCGGGCTCGTGATGCTTCTTGGAAAACCCATCCCCTATCCACTCGATGATGTTGTGGGTCGAATGGAAGACCTCATGGGCGATGTTGCTGTTTGTAAGGTTCTTATGGGTTAGGAATATCCCGAAGAAATTACCATTCCAAGTCGCAATGGCTGTGTTGCTTGGGCTTACGTTCCACTTTCCATACTTCTTGATCCTAGCACGGGTATTCCTCGACTCATTGATGGAGTTTGAAACAACTACCTCAAACCATACCCCATAAAGGTCGATGTAGGTCGTTTTTGAGAATTCTTTTAGCTTCATGTGGGTGGAGGGATAGGGACGATACGATGGATGGCGGCGCGCTTCTCCATAAAGGAAGGGTCGATGTTTACCCGTTGTCCTGTCGGTTGCCAGCCCGATCCCGTCCCGTTAGCAATAAACGACTTCTCATACCTCTCAAAGATAAGCTTGCCGTCTAGGTAGCCACGGAATTTACAAACGCCATAGTTGGAGTCGTGATAGAATGAGTCGATATTAAACTTCATGGATAGGTGTGGTAGGTGGTTGTATGGGCTTTAGGTTTGGGCGGATTTATAAGTGTGTCGATACAAGCCTTAGCCTGTTCGATATAAACATAGGGGCCTTTATCAATCTCGCCCCATCTGTCTCCCGTCAGGCTGGCCTCCACCCAAAAGACGCTCCCGCCCAACTTCCCGTAATTAACCTCTTTAATTCGATATTTCATAGTCGATAGATATAAACTTCTAATCCTTTGACTTCTGCAAGTTCAATCATGCTGCGGGTTCCTTTGGATACCCCGTCCCATAGCGCGATGCAGCATTGGGCGTAGTCTGCCATTTGAGCATTCCGAATCGGTCCAGCACTTTTGCCATATCGGTCCCAATCCGGGTCGAAACGTTTGATTGGTATTTGTCGCTCTTGGGCGAACTGTTCTCCCGCAAGATCGACTCCTCGACAACCGCCTGAAACGATTTCTGAGGCTTTGAATCCTGATTTAAGGTAGGCGTCGGCAACATAATAGATAGGTGGATGGTCTTTTGGTAGGTTACGACTACCTGCGATTATAACTCGGCTCATTTGAAAACTCCTTCTAGGTTCTTTAGGTTGGTAATTACAAGTTCTCTGGCGATTTCTTTGGCGATTCGGTCAACGATGGAGTTGGCGAGTTCGACTCTTGGCAAGGAGCGATCCACCAAGAACGAGAAGTCGATTGAACGGCCATTAACTCCGCACCTAACTCTTATCTTAGTATCGAATGGGTTATCCACCTCATTAAAGACATGGGCCGTGAAGTCTATGCCATTGTTCTTGTTTCGGATGACGCCAACGATTTGATCTCGTGCAGCATCACCAAACTCTTTAAGCAACCTAACCGATTCATCGGTAGGTGCGCGATTCTCGGTTATGCGGGTGTTGGGCATACAGAAATCAGAACAGGGTTGTCTGGCGGGTTTCGCGGGCGATGCGTTCTTGCGCCGCCGCGAAGTAGTCCGCGTCGATTTCGCACGCGGTTAAGTGCATTCCCGCGTAGTGGCAGGCTATCGCGTGCGAGCCGGAGCCAAGGTGCGTGTCGAGAATCCGCTGGCCCGGCTTGGCGTAGCGGTCAAGCAGCCAGCGATACAGCGCCACCGGCTTCTGTGTCGGGTGGATGCGTTCGGGGTCTGCGTTCTGCGGGCGCATCCGAAATGTTTTCGCGCTGGCGTCGAAGCTCGTCCACGCAAACTCGGCGTCAGCGAAGCTCACGCCATCCGGCTGTTGCTTGTCCCAGATCAGAAAGCAGCGCGAAGGCGGAAGCGGGAAGTAGTTACCCCCCCATATTATCTGATTCTTGCTCACGCGGTAGAGTTCGCGGAAGTAGTCGAGTGTTGGGATTGCGGCGTCCCATGTCTTCCCTTTGCCGCCGTAGTGTCCCAGCCTGCCGCTTGAGTTTATGTCGATGCCGTAGGGCGGATCGACGATAGCGAGGTCGAAGTGCTTGTCGGGGTAGCGGCGCATGAGGGCCATGCAGTCCTCGCAGCTCAAGGAGAGAGAGCCCAACAACGCAGTGGAGCCAACGCCCCCGCTTGTCACGCTGCGGGCCGTTTCCTCTGATTCTAGGCTCAGTGTTTCAGTCGGTAGGTTCATAGTCATTCGAGGGTGCGCGGCTCACTTTGAGGGTTGTGGTCGTGATAGACACGACTCGGCCCAACTTGATAAGTGTCAAACATGTTATGGTTTCCCCCTTGTTGTGTAGATTGCGATTACTTGGCCGATGAACTCTTTCTCGCCCATCAGCATGTTTCCCTTGTTCTCGTAAGCTGAGTTAGCCTGCCCGTCCATTATAAATTCATCTCCAAGCTTATCCGCTACCCAATGGGTTACGGTTGGAGAGGAGGGCGGCAACCACCTTGCTTGATAGTTAGCGGCCATCCCCGGCTTAACATCTTTATAAGGAATCTTCTGGACGACGATGTAATCTCCCCCCGTTAAGAAAGGTTCCATCGAGCCTGTTGGGGCTACGTGATAGAATAGCCCGCCAACGTCCTTTGCGTGCAATTCCGAGGCCAATCGGGCCTGAGTGGGCGTAAGACCCCAGTAGGTTGGAATAACGTCCCGTTTTGGCGTGCAAGCCGCCATAAATAAGAATGCTAGAATTATAAGTCGTTTCATGTCCATTTAGATTTGTTTCCAGCCATGTGGTTGTGATAAGCGTCCTGATCTGCGATAAGAAGAACTTGAAGCGCATCATTTGGCCGAGAGTAGTCGTAAAAATTATGGTATGGGCATTCCTCGCCAAGCTTAGCCTTAGCCATATCCGACTCCATTTTATCAGCAATTCGCCTAAGTTCTCTTGGCGTTGTTCTGATTTTAATTTTAGTTTCGCGCTCCATGTTACCGTTGTCCTTTCACTCGTTTAAGGAAGTCTTCTGCTTCTTCCATGTTATAAAACTTACGTTGATAGCCTAGGACAAGCAGCGGTTGCCACTTGCCTTCGACTCCGTAAGGGTTGACGTGGGCGAATTCAATTACAAGGAACCTCCGCCCATTCTCGTCCTTTGGTTCAATTCGATATTTCATGTTAACCTTTCTTGGGAGTTTCGCCCATCTTGATAATCCCTTCTGTTGATACCGTATCCTTGAGAACGTCGGAGAGTCCAGCAAGTTCTTGGACGTGGATGCCCTCAACCCGCACCTTCATCACACCATCATGGTCAAGGCACGTAAAGACAAGGTGGTGCTTGCCTAGGTCGATTTCGTCTTTTTTAACAATCTCTCCGATACACTCAAGCGCCGTATTGCAAACCTGCCCGACCTGAACAGGATCGGTGTAGCTCATAGCCGAAGCCATCGCATGACCAATCGCCATCGTAGTAACAGCGATCTTATCTTTGTTCTTGTTGGCTTGTTCGATTCCGACCACTGTTGGGTCAAGTAGCAGCATGTTTTGAGCGAGCATCCGATAAGATGCCGTCAACCCAGCTACCGGACCTTCTTTTTGCACGATACCACCTAGCGACCGAAGTGCGCTAACGTAGATCGACATGAAGACTCCGAGCTGGGCATAGGTCAGGTCGCCTATCGCAACCGCCGATTTATCAAATCCTTCCGACTCACCGTTGTTAATTTCGTCCATAAATGTTGTTGGTTACTTATAAAGAGTCTCACACTTAGTTGAAAAAAGCTAGCACAATTTCACTTATTTGCTTTCTTTTTGTAATTTCTATGCTACCTTAAGCCATCCCGAAAAGAAAGGGACTAACCAAAGGAACCAAATGAAGATCAAGCCAGCCTCGCGGCGTAACCTATTAAAGTCGAGACTCAAGAAGCGGAAGGACCATTACTGGTTGCTTCCTGAACAGCCAAAGAAGGTAGGTCGGTTGGGTCAGCTCAACAAAGCTAACCGCCGCCTCAAGAAACCATCAGAGTTCGTTGAACTTGCTATCCGCCTAGAAAGGTCGGTGTAACATGGGTCACAAAGCGGGTCACGTCTTCCGTTGTGTGTGCTGCGGAGACGAAAAGGATGAAGTAGAAGCACACTACGATACCCAGTTAAATGGGCCTATCTGTTTGGAATGTAACAGGAATAGCAAATGGGCAATCGCCTACATGAAGAAGGAAGGAATCGACCGACCCATTCACAAAGACGATCTCAACCCTCAACTTAACGCTAGATTTGGATTTTAACATCATGGCTCACACACGTAAAAAGTATTCTAACGGCCAAAGCCGAGGGGGAACCCCCGGTCGCGCAACCAACACCTCAAATCCTGAAGGTCGCAACCCTAAGGACTATTATGCTATCGCCAAAGCCTTTCATGGCGGAGACGTAGCTTACGAACGCTGGATTGCTGCGGGAAGGAAGGGTTACTGAGATGCCGTCATCCCCGCTATGCGAAGCTGAGTATTCGCTCAACTTTACATCTCTTTGGAATAGGCGGACGGGTAATGGCGAATGCTGTCACCTATCCGCCGCCCAGACCGAAGCTCTTGTAAATGAACTAGCCGAACTCCGAAAGAAGGTATCTGACAATTGGAGTATCGTTGAAGACGTAGCTATTGGCTCTCAGATGGAATGTGTTGTTTGTGGAGGACTTAAGCCTTGTCTGTGCGACAAGAAGTAGAAAACTTGTTGACAGATTAAAAGTTCTCGTCCTCATACGAGTCGTTCTTTCACATGATAGTATCAGTAGCACTAACCCTGTATGTGGCTTTCTGGTGTTTTCTCACCAAGGAGTCCCAATACAGAAACAAGTAACCTAACTAGGAGGGCGGGCTCTAATCCGCCCTTCTTTAACTTTATCGCAGGATGGTGTAACAGTCAGCATTTTGCCTTCATACGGCAAAGATGTGAGTGCAATTCTCACTCCTGCAACCAATTTGGATAGGTCACGAAGCTCTATTGCGTTCCGGTAGTCGGAGCAATACCCTTACGCACCGAAATTGAGGAAGCAACCGGCCTTTAACCGGAATCACGCTAATCATATCCAAACTTCTTGGCAAGGTGAAACAAATGGGTGCAGGCTGATGCTCCGCGCGTTATCCCACCACAATATCCAAAGGTGGTCCGTTTGTAAGACGGTAAGCCCTCCGCGCTATAAAAATTGAGGGCATCTTTATGGAGGGTAAATCCAAACGGCTTATGCTGTAAGGGTTATCTTGTTCTGAATGGAGATCAGAGTGATACAATAACCCGCCCTCCACCACTTTTAGCTAGAACAAAATAACAAATGAAATACCAAGATACTCAAATCGCAGAAGCAGTTGCTTCTTCTACTACGTGGGCAGAAGTCTATCGTAAGGTGACGGGTGCTCCCGAAGGCAAGAACTCGCCGGGTTCTAATGCCCACTTCAAGAAACGGGCACTCCTCGCCAAGATTGATTTCTCCCACTTCCGCTACAAGCGTAAGCCGAAAGCCGTTGTCGAACCGACCCCGGTTGTTCCCGGCCCAGAAGCCGCCTAAAGCCCACCCCAAGACCCTAGGTTTAATCGCCTAGGGTTTTTTGTGCTTGAAGATTTGTTATTAGGGGTCAAGAGGATACCAAGTAACTTAACAAAATACCTATGCCCACCTACTCAACCCCCGGCGTGCCCGATCCAGAAGTTTCTGCCAAGTCTATGCGAGACGCCACCCGCGCCCTTCCTGACGACACTAACATGAGCCCGCCCCGTTGCTACTCCCAATGCGTCGAATCGCCTAGAATTGAACAGAATGGCGTTGCAGAAGGCCACCAATCCCAATACACCGACTAATGTGCGCGAGATTTACCGGAACAGATAATGAGCTGCTTAAGTCAGCCTGCTCTCTTCTACAAGAGTTGGTTGATTCCGAGGCAGAAGACCCAACCAACGTAGCGATCACGTCTAGCGTTCCGCTCTCTTTTACGGAGACGGCTCCGCTTAATGGGGTTGTAGCCCAAGGGGCAGAATCTCTGCTTACAAAGGGAATTGGCGATGAAATCCTAATCTCGCAAGGTAAGTTTACGGGCTATTCCATCGTTAATAAGTTTGGAGAGAACATAGACATAGACACCGCTTCCGTTCCCGAGGATATTTGGATGGGTGGAGGGGTTTATCCGGGGTTTCCAACGGGAGCCGCCGAGACCTTCCAAGCGTTCTCCTCCAGCGCAAGCGATACCGGAATGCTTACCGTTACCTATCTCCCAAGCTTTACGGCCACTGCCTATCTTACCACTACCGTTCAACTGAACGGCACAACGCCCGTAAGCCTTGGCGTTTCCGGCGTAAGAATGCACGCCGCAAACTATTCAAGTGGAACCCCCACTGGTTTTAATGTTGGGCTAATCACGGTTAGGCATTCGGTGACTACGGCGAATATCTTCTGCCAGCTCCCAATTGGCCGAAGCCAAACTAACGCATCGGCCTATACCGTTCCATTTGGCTCAACCGCCTACCTCAAGCGTATCTTCGTAAGAATCAACGGAACCACAAATGGAACCGTAGAGGGTGGGCTTTGGGTTAGGCCCCTTAACGGAAGCCCCAGAATGAGACGACCCTTTAGCGCATCGCAAGCAGATGGGTTCTTGGAGTATCCCTACGGCGGTATTGCTATTGCAGCAGGAAGTGACATTATCGTTAGAGTTACGGTCTCCTCCGCCAACAACATCACCGTTATTGCAGGATACGACATGCTGCTGGTAAGTTCCTCTTAATTTATGGGCGATAGTGTAGCCTCCTTTAGCACCCGAGAATTCATCTCGGAGGCTGGGTATGGAATCCCAGTCGCTCTCCATTTATGAATGACCCTTGGCAAAGTTACGAGGAGAGAGGAAAGGGTAAAGGTAAGGGTGGAGGGCATCCGGTTGTTCCCGAGCCCTCCACTTATTCCTTGATCTTCGTTGGGTTGTGCCTACTTATTTTGATGGTCAAGCGGCTTTCAAAATAAGAAACATGGAAACCAACGAAGAACAAAACAAGCGGGTCTTGGCTTTCTGCCACGCCTATTACGACAACCTCAACAAAGAGCGTCCCGGCAAGCTTAAGGAGTTCTCCTTCTATTGGGAATCTCATAAAGACTCGATGAGAGATTGGAGGGCCGCGCTAGCCAAAGACATACTCAAATGATTGAAATTCATCCAACAAACAAAAACGAAGTCGCTTGGACAAGCTGGCTTCCTGCTCTTGGGTTTGCGCTAGCTAGGTCAACTGGACCTGTGCTTGAGCTTGGTTCCGGCCACTTCTCCACCTCATTCCTCTGGAACTACTGTAAAGGGGCGAAACGCTACTTCTCCTCATTTGAGGAAAACGATAAATGGTTGAAGCAATTCAAGCATCTGGATTGCAAGGAGGGGCGAATCGTTGGCGTAACCGACTACACGCTTGCTGTTAAAACGACGGTTGACCACTTCTTGCGAAACCAACTGAGGATCGGCGTCGCCTTCATTGATAACTCTCCGGGTGGTGCGGCAAGATCGGAACCATTCAAGCTGCTTCTTCCGTGCTGCGATTTCATCGTTGTCCACGACTATCACCGGGAGAATGAGGAGGCGATTAAGCCTTTGCTTGATGGGGTAAACTGTCGCGTCTTTAGCGACTACGAGCCGCCAACACTTCTCGCTTCCGCCCTACATCCCGTCCAATGACCCAAGAATCCTCAAACCTTACCCCTCGTAGATGGAGACCCAAAGAGATTTGGACCGCGCCCGAACACGGAAAAGTAGCCGCCTCTATGGAGAAGGACTATCCAAGAGATGATTGGGGTAGGCGGATTCCCGGCAAGCCAAGAGAATTGCGTGTCGATCCACGCCCCACCATCATGGTCCCGCCTCGCTTCACCTACAAACCGAAAGCTTTATGACAAGACAACAAGCCTTTGAGATATGCGAAAAAGGTCTAGCCGTCGAAGGAAGACTCGATGAAATGAAGGAACGTATGGAATGGGGCAGAAAAAACTGCCCAACTCCATTCATGGTCATTTCCGCCAACCAGTTCATGGAACACTATCCACAATTAAAAGATGAGCAAGACGATCAAAAACAAACGCACTAAGCGTAAGGAGATCAACAGGAAGAAAGAAAAGTTGAAGAAAGTTCTTGAAACCTACGAGAAAGTATCCATTTGTGATTTCTGTTAGTTCGGTGTGCCTCAGCATCGAAACCAAGTATTTCCCCTAGAAAAGCGTAAGTTGAAATGCCCGGTTCCGTGAACTGAGACTCACTGATCCGGGCATTTCTATGCCCGCTAACCAAGGTAGCCACCTTAGAAGAGGCACTCGCATAAATAGCTAGAAGCGAAAAATCCACGATACGCTTTTTCTGGGGTCTTGTTGGTATCGCGGTGAGGGCTCGGGCACAATGTCTCAAAAGGGTAGCAGCAACTAGCAAAAAGGAACGGTAGGCGCACCTTCGGTCCTTTTATCGGGCAAAAGCTAAAGAAGGCCCTAACTGTGTCCTGAACTCAAAGGGTAGCAAATTATAAACAGCAAGTTACTTATGAATATTATAAAACTAAAAGATGGTAAGGAATATGTAATCGGGGATAACGGAACTATTAAACTCGAATGGTGTAGGGGTAGATGGGATTCACTTACAAAAGACGAATACGAACAACTTAAGTCATGCGGGATGATGTGGGAGTTCTATCCGTCCGCCCCAGAATACTGGCCGTTGTGATTTTCAATTGACAGCATCACAAATGGGGATACGCCTCAAAGAAATCTAACCACATGGGAAAACCTAAAAGATTCATGGCCGTTGCAGATAACCACGGCGACATGCAGGATGATTCAACAGTAGCCGCCGTTCTGGCGTTTAGAGAGGACTTCGACCCTCAAATCCGAGTTCACCTTGGAGACAACTGGGACTTTAGGAACCTTCGTAGAGGTGCAGGTGATGAAGAAAAGAAAGACTCTCTTGAAGGAGATTGGGAAGCTGGCGAGAAGTTCCTGCGGGATTACTTCGCTGGTCCCGGTGAACGAGTATTCCTCTTTGGGAATCACGACGACCGGATTTATCAAATGGCGCGATCTGCAAGCGGGATGGCTAGAGACTATGCCGATTTGGGAATCCGCCGAATCAACCAAACCTTTAAGAAGCTAGGCGTAAAATCTTTCCCATACGATGCAGCAGAAGGCATCTATCACATGGGGAAGTTGAAGATGATTCACGGGTATCATGCAGGAACGTCCGCCGCTAGATGCCATGCTAACGTCTATGGGAATGTGATTTTCGGCCACGTCCACACCCAAGAAGTAGCTCCCGTCCCGTCTGTTGAACCCGCCGAAGCTCGCTCCATCGGATGCCTATGCAAGAGGAACATGGACTACATCAATGCTAAGACCGGAAAATTAAAATGGACAAATGGGTGGGCTTATGGCTATCTATTTGAGGATGGAACCTATCAACTCTACACCACAAGAAAGATTGATGGCAAATTTCATGCCGCAACGGAAATTAAAAGTTACTAAGAAAAAGACAACTTATAGACGATACGACTCTCTTCCAAGAAAAGGGACTGCATCCGTAACCATAAAACTAAAATAACCATGACAATCGTAACAACTGGACACCTTTACTACCTAGATAACTTTGATGATAAGACGGATGTTCAAGCCATCCAGTTCATCGAGAAGAAGCCGGAATCGGAGGGTTCGACTAAGCTGATTACCGTTAACGACGGGACGACAAACGAGGAGGTATTGGCCATGCTGATCGACCGAATGATCTACTTGCAAAACAAGTTCCCCTGCCGAGAGAACGCAATCGTTATCACAAAACTTGAAGAGTCGCTGATGTGGCTCAATAAGCGCACGTCAGACCGGAAGGCCCGTAACGTAGAAGGCACTAACGCGAAATAAGGTGTCCGATAAGAAAAAGACAGCTCGCGCCTTAGCCAACCTTGTCCCCAACGCCATCAAAGTAAGCGTAGATGGGGACGAGATGTTCGTTGCGTCCAATCGAGAAGAGAACTCGATGTTGAACATGATAATTGCAGCGAAAATGCGATTCATCCTAGAAAGCACACTCAAGAAATATAAAGAGAAGGACGTAGTAATGAGCCCCAAGGAACTCAAGGACTTCACGGATGCCGCCAAGAATATCGCTGAGTTCTCAGACGTTATCTATGCTGGGTCCGACCCACTTACCGACAAAGGACCAGAAGGCCCTAAGAACGTAACAGGATCAGACACCATTGAAGCGATTAACTTCGATAGCCTAAAGAAGCCAAATGCAAATCAAGACCTGCAATCAAATAAACCGCCTGATAACTGAGGAGCGGTGGAGCGATGCGGGTCAGCTTGTTTTGCAGGAAATCGGCCAAACCCAAGTCCAAATCCGCAACAAGCAGCAGGCTCTCTCCGTATGCAGGAACCTCTTCCAATGGTTGCTGGATAACGAGATGTATCTACACGCCGCCGCCCTCCAATGGGGTCCAGACGTATTCCAAACGGAACCTGAGTGCGTAGTTAGATCATTTGAGGCTATGAGGAAGGGTTCTACCATCCTTTTAATGGGCGCATCGAGCTGTGGGAAAACGTATGGAGCGGGAGCGTGGATGTTATTAGATTTCTTGCGCGATCCATACTATACAACCGTTAAACTAGCCGCAATCAATGAAGACCATCTCAGAAAAAACCTCTTTGCTCACGTTGCCACTCTGTATCGCAGCCTCGCTATTCCTGTCTCATATGATATTCAGGTTAGAGATTCCGACCTCTGGCTCGGGATTAAGGAAGCCGGTTATGAGTTCGGAATATCTGGTATTGCCTTCAAACAATCTCAAGAAACGTCTGGTCAGTTCAAAGGATATAAAGCGAAGCCGGTGCGTCCGAAACCGCACCCGAAGTTCGGTGTCATGTCGAGGTTGCGCGTGCTCGGTGACGAAGGCCAAAACTGGCCAAACGGACCATTCAAGGATTTCAACTCGCTCGTTGCCTCCAAAACGGGGTCAGAAATCATCAAAATCGCCGTAGCATTCAACCCTGAGTCTATCTCTCAGCACGTAGTAACCCTAGCCGAACCAGAACAGGGGTGGATGCTTGAGGACATGGACATTCTCTATGACTACGAGGCCAAGTCTGGTTGGTTGGTGTGTCGGCTCGATGCCGCGAAGTCGGAGAACGTAATCCATAAGAGGCTTATCTATCCCGGCCTCCAAACTTACGAAGGTTTCATAAGTTACTTGAAGTCTGGTGGTGATTCCTCTGCCAATTATAGCTGTTTTGCCCGTGGGTTCCCGCCCATGAAGTCATCGGTCAATACGGTCATCCCGCCCACTTGGCCACAAGAAGCAACGGGTGAGGCCGTATTCATCGAGGTTCCAACTGCCTGCGCTGCGGTTGACTTGGCGTTTATGGGTAAAGACTCCGCCCAGATGACCGTTGGAAGGTGGGGGTTGGCCTCTGGATGGAGGAACAAGGACAACAAGTTCGTCCCATTTATGGACAGGCTTAACGTCTCCCGCGAGAAACCGCGCCACGTCCTACAAGTTGACCAAATCCTGCCGATGGCTAAGCACGACGATACGGTTAAGATGGCCGAAGAGATCATGGGTCGCTGCAAGAACATGCACATCAAACCAGAGTGGGTAGCCGTGGACAAAATGCAGCCTGTTTCTGAGCCAGTTCTAACTCCGTATGGATGGAAGAGAATCGGTGATATGAAAGTCGGAGACTATGTAATTGGCTCAAATGGCAAAAAGACGAAAGTAACCGGCGTGTATCCGCAAAAGGATAGGCGCGTCTTAAAGATTGAGTTTACCGACGGGTCATGGACTCGCTGTGGACCAGAGCATCTTTGGAGGGTTAAAGACTGCAAATATGGGCATTGGAACACGATTACAACTGAACAGGTTGCCACATATATGGAAAAATACGGAGGTCTAAAAATACCAATCGTGTCCAACCCGGTTGAATTTGATTGTAGGCCCGAACTCAAGATTCACCCATATTTATTGGGATGCCTTCTTGGAGATGGGAATATTCGGGAATCAAACGTAAGATTCTCAAGTAACGACTCAGAGATTCTTGAAAAAATCGCTTCTGTTTTACCGGATGGAGTTAAGATAACGCATACAGACAGATGCAATTACCTATTTGGCGCAGAAAAGAAGAAATGCGACAAAACTGGTGTATTTATTCCTAATAATAAATTGCTATGCGAGCTTCGCGGCTATGGATTAACTGGAAAGCATTCTTGGGATAAATTCATTCCATACGATTATATGACCGCCAGCGTAGAGGACAGGTTAAATCTTTTGAGGGGCATAATGGATACCGATGGATTTTTACAAGGAAGTGGCGCCGGAATACGCCTTTGCAATAAAACCTTAATAGACCAAGTAACCGAGCTAGTCGAATCACTTGGCGGTTCTTGCAGATACACTTCCCACAAAACATATTGCAACGGTGTTGAATGCAGGCTCGCGCACAAGTTGTCTATTGCAATGCCAGATGGCATAAATCCGTTCTCGTTAAAGAGAAAAGCTGATAAATTCCACAGAAAAGTAAAACTTGGCTTTAGGGTTATTAATAAAATTACAAGGCTCGATGACGAGGATTCTATCTGCATAAGAGTTGACGCGGAAGACCATCTTTATCTCACCAGACATGCAATCGTTACGCACAATACGGGATACGGCTTTGGAACATGGTCCCACCTCCAAAAAGTCTGGGGGCCTGTGTTGGGCATCGGTTGGAACGAGAAGGCAACCGAACGCAAGATTCTCGCAGAAGATCAGGTTGGTGCTGATAAGCAGGTGGATGGCGTTATGAGCGAGATGTGGTGGGCCTTCCGTCGATGGATCGACCCAACCTGCGGAGCCATCCTGATTAACAAGATCGTTCCGACCTCGCCCCTTTACAGCCAGCTAACCTCCCGCCGCTACAAGAATGGCAAGAACGGCATTAAGGTAGAGCCTAAGGAGGAATACATCTCAAGAAATCGAGTGTCTCCCGACGAAGCAGATAGCGTAATCCAACTCCTTCATGTTGTAAGACTTAACTCTGATGTGATTCCCGGCCTAGTTGAGCAGCAGGCTCCGTCTAAGGCGGCAGGCGCAAATCAAGGTAAGGTTAAGTTCCTAACCCACAAACAGATGGCCGAGTCTATCGAAACCGACGACTATCAAGGTCCAGATAACCAAGATTAACTATGAAAACCATGAGCACGATTAAAATTCCATGCGAAGCAGGAGAAGTGTCGGATGGATACCATACCTTCAACGAGCTTTATGAGCACCGATGCACCCTCTTTCTGGCCCTGATGAAAGCGCACCCATCTCTTTCGTGGATTAGCACAAAACATAGCGATGGTAGCACTTGGGATGGATGGTTCATTGCTGGGATTAAGGCCCCAACGGGTGATATAACCTACCATCTTCCTTCAAAAATGTGGTCTCTCGCGTGCGAAACGGGAGCCGCCGTCCTTGAAACCGGGTTCCATTGGGACGGTCATACGGCATCCGATGTTGTTGATCGCATTCAGGCGTGGGTTAAAATGAAAAACTGAACGACGTGCTCGAACTTAACAAGAACCAGAAGCGTCTTCCGATTGGTGGTCATCACTTTCGTGACCATAGCGTTACGTTCCGTGGAGAGACGCTGGACGAGGTTGTTAAGAAACTTACAAGCTTCCGCGCCTCCAACAACATCCCGGCGGGAAACCCTGAGCAAGAAGTCTTGTTTTTCTATGCCAAGAACTGGCCATACATGGTAAAACGCTCCGAGAACGAAGAACAGCAAGCAATTGATAATGATTATGTTGCGTGGCGAGACTCGGTTTATAAACTCTGGTCAAAGCAACCACCCAAGTTCATCCCCCAGTTGGAGGCTATCGAACGATGGAACGTGTGCGAAACCTGCCCCAACCTTGTAAAGATCGACTGGCCGACCTCACCAGAAATGACAGAACTCCTTCATCGGACGTTCCTTTTAAGCCGAGGATTACAAACGCCATCCTTTCTAGGTTATTGTGCTAGACATTCGACCGATCTTCGCTCAGTTGTTTACGTAGAAAGTCCAACATCGCTGTCGTCCAAGAAAGACGGCCAGCAACCTGAGAAATGTTGGATTCTCTAGTTCCTTAGAAGGCAAGCGTCGTTATCTTCATCGGGTATTGTTGTTTCTATCCGTGGCTGATAGCCTAAAGTCTTTCCGGCGTGCGGGGGTATGTGAAGTAATCCACCCGCCCTTCTTACTTTCTCGCTCAGGTAACAAACAAACAAAATCGAAAGGTCCCAATGGATTCGGCAGAACTTAATAGAATGCTGTTAGATCGTTTTCAGGAAGTGTGTATGCACCTCCTGCCAAATGGAAAGGTTAAGGGAAATCTCTATCTTGTAGGAGGAATTGATGGCTCGGCAGGCGAGTCACTCCAAGTAACGCTTACAGGGTCCGCTGCGGGCCGTTTTATCGACTTTGCCAACAAGGACGACAAAGGAGCCTCACCGTTGTGGTTGTGGTCTAAAACTCGCGGGAAAAGCTTCCCAGAGGCCGTTCGTGAAGCCAAGGACTGGTTGGGAGTTAAGGATGAAGACTTTGGCATCAAACGCCACAAGTCCAAGACCTACTCTAAGCCTGAACGCGGAGGAGTCCGCCTAGCCGAGTCCAACACAAAGGTAATGGACTATCTGACGTTAGAACGTCGCCTCAACCCAATTGTAATCTGCAACGCCTCTATCGCAGAAACCGACGATGGAGAGGCAATGGTGTTTCCATTCATCGAGCACGATGCTGAGTCAGGTAAGAATATCTGCGTCCATCGCAAGTATCTCAAGGTGGACCGCCCAGACGGAAAGAAGGATTCTTGGTCAACCAAAGGAACAAAACGCTGCCTATTCGGCAAACAACTTATAAATGAAAACGTTTCTGAACTCGTTATTACTGAGGGCGAAATTGATGCTCTATCTTTTCACAGTTGGTCTATTCCTGCTGTTTCTATTCCCAATGGCGTTTCTGACTTTGAGTGGGTTGATATTGACTGGGAATGGCTCGCTAGATTCGAGAAGGTTTACGTCTGCATGGATATGGACGAACCCGGTAAGCAAGCTGCTCCTGATATATGCAAGAGGCTTGGACTCCATCGTTGTTACATTGTATCACTGCCTAAGAAAGACGTAAACGAATGTCTCGTTGCTGGTGTAACCAAAGAGGAGATGGAGCGTTGTCTCCACACCGCCAAGCAAATCGAACTGGACGAGATTAAAAGAGCAGACGACTATACAACGGAGGTTTGTGATTACTACACCACCGACTTCTCTAAGCAGGGTTGGGATACCCCTTGGTATCCCGAACTTCCTTGGCGCGTTCGTAAGTCTGAACTTACAATTCTAACCGGCTTTTCCGGCCACGGCAAGACTATCGGCCTCAACCAGCTTATCATGCACTTGGTTCAACAGGGTGTCCGTGTAATGGACGCCTCCCTTGAAATCAAGCCGGGTATGACTCTCTACAACATGACCCGTTGTGCGATGGCTAAGA